TTGGGTTTCCTGTTGGAGCAAGAAGACTGGTGGCAACTAAAGGGGATTCCTATTCCTTTAATTTTATTCATAATATAGTCCTTGGTTATTTTTCGTAGAAACCGACAGTTTGGTGTTCTATTACTTTATCACACATTCCCATTTTCTTAAGAGAATCTTTTTTTGATTCGTTATCTGAAAGCCCCATTAAAATTACAGTATTTTCATTCTCTTTTCCCGGCCAGGTGCAATACGTTTCATTTAGAAATGCTATAGTTGAATATGATGCTGCTATTTGTACTGCATGAAACAACACTTCGTGGTCAAAACATTCGTAATTCCCTTCTCTGGACATATTAACATTATCGGCCCACTGTTCTAAAAACCTTTTACTTTTATAATTATTTTTGATGATTATAGGAGATGCTTTACAGCCACCAATATCGTTATTGTTAGATGCAAAACTAATATCGATATCATCAGGAAGATTTTCAGCCTCAATCATTTGTTTTTTTAGAATAGTATCAATATCCAACCACATTATATTGGTATCATGCTCTTCTAATTTGTCCAATATGAATTTTGGTTTACGCCTGCAATTTTCTTTATATGAACCCAAACTTTCCAACTGAACCAAATCATAATCATAATCATATTCATCAAGTTTTTTCTTTAGACGATGATAGCACTTTTCATAATATTTCGAATCATCCACATCACAATAATAACTAATAATTTTAAAATTCATTTTCTATTACCAATATGATATTTAGGAATTAGTTCCCAATTTTCCTTTTCTTTGTGGGATATTATTTTAATCTTAGATATGCTAATTTCAGGATCACAACAATCTTCGTCTAAAATTTCTAAAAGTTCCCACTCTTCAAGAAGTCGAGCAATGGTATTTCTGCGAGCAATATCTTCTTCCCCTAGAGTACTTTCAAGTCCATCCAAAATAAACATTTCTTTAAAGTGCATAATTGCATATCTTCCTCTCTTGTGGAGGATGTGGCACGATTGAAATAATTTATTTTCTTTTCTGGATGATATTCCAATTCTGGTGAGGGTTTCTTTGATCTTCAAGAAATCATCTCTATCGGATAATTCTATTTCAACCCCCAGACCATTAAACACATCGTCTTTTTCATATTCATCGCACATTCATTAATCCTTTAAAAATCAATCATATTATCATAATATATATGTTTATTGTGTTTTCGTTGAAATAATGGACATTATTTCACATTTCTGTTCATTTGAGAGAATGTTAATAACATCTTTTGTTTTTGAGTCAGAGTATTTAAAATATTCTTTCACAGCAAGAAATTCTTCTTCGTTTTCTTTCTTTAGCCATTTACTATATCTTTTTCTTTTTCTTAAAACGTTGACATAATAATCAAACTGCATCTTTTTTGGAGCAGTATTGTGAAAATTTATCAAATTAGAATGAAGAATTGTGTCGGGAAAATAAGACAAACACCTATTTATAACAAAGGGAGTATAATCTTTGACGTTACATTCTTCGTCCAAAAGAGACTCTTTGGTATAATTTATCGCTGTAAGGTAGTCGCTTAATTTCATTTATTTTTAACTAAATTTATGATTGATTCTTTAATCAGTTTAATTTTACCATTTGCTTCAGATAATTCTCCCATTAAAATTGTCTTGGTTTCATTTTTGAGAAGATCCTTTTTGGTAAATTTGGTCCCATAAAATTTGTCCCCCTGATCTGCCCAATCATCTTTCCTTAGTTTAACGTGTGTGACAAAATACGTTGGTTTTCTGTTAACTTCTTCCCACGATACTAACAGAAAATCTCCCTCTCTTTTAGAATAACTCCCCCCGATCCAATACTCTCCTTTTGTTGTTTTTATTTCAAGAGGAGTGTTGGTGTCAGAAAATAAAATATCTGGTTTGAGACTATCACTTCCGGCCCGTTCTATGTTTATATTTTTATCGTTAAAGTGATTATAAAAAGCAGATTCAAACAACTGAGAAACCAATTCCGATTTTGTCTTTGTTGAAAATTCTATTCCATTTCGTTTTAGTGATCTAAAAAGAGACATTCTCTGTTTTTCTACTAGTCGTATTATACCTAAGAAGTTTTCTTTGTTTAATAATTTTTTTATATTCATTTAAACTCACAATTCATCATTAATTCAACTATACACGAAACTAAGTTAATTTCATGATCTGCTACAAATGCATTTTTGTATTGATATTCAGCCAACACTAAAACAGCCTGTGGGATGCTTGAGGATACGAAATGTTCATATAATCCATCATAAATTTTTCTAAAAATTTCTTGGGGGGAGTTGTCCGAATTTTCAATAACCCATTTTCTTGCTTCTGTGAAATCTTTATTTTTCATTGCTCCCACAAGAGTTTTTATTTGGACATCCCCAAGAGAAGATAGAATTCCGGTATCAACGGTCCCCAACACTGAATATCGTTGAACTTCGTTGATAACCCTTCGGAAATCTGGAAAATATTTCATAATAAGTTCACCTAAAACTTTTTCATCATATGAAATGTTTTCGGTGTCTAAGATGTATTTTAATCGTTGAAGAAAACCAAGAGCAATTGTTGGTTTTTCTTCTTTAGGAATGCTAAATGTAATATTGGTACATCGAGAATGAAGGGGTTCGATGATTTTATTTTTATAATTGCAGGTTAATATGAACCTGCAATTATTTGCAAACTCTTCGATAAATCCCCGCAGTGCTGGTTGTGTTGATTGAGAATTAGAATAATCAAATTCGTCCAATATCACAACCTTTTTATCTCCACTAATAGAAATTGTACTTGCAAAATTTCTAATCTTGGTTCTTAGAGTATCAATGTTTCCGTCTTCAGAGCAGTTGATTATCATGTAATCTGCTCCAACATCATTGCATAATGCTCTTGCTACTGTTGTTTTCCCCACACCAGCACTTCCAGACAGCAACAAATTGTGCATTTCATGTTGCTTTACCATTTCTTGAAATGTTGTTTTTATTTCAACAGGAAGAATACAATCGGATATAGTTTGGGGTCGGTATTTTTCAACAAAAAGAAAGTTTTCTTTAGTCATTGGTTCATTCTGTATATGTGGAATCTGATTCTAGTGCAATCCAATAATCAAGTTCGATGTCATTGTTGGTAAATTGACTTACTCCCATATCGCTAACCCGTACTGAATAGTCACCGGGAAGAATTTTTAGATTCTCAGCCTTGAAGTAAAACGAATAATCTGAAGAGCCTGCATCATCTCCAACAACAATAGAATAATTATTTGAAGTAATATCGGTCTTATCGACTGCAACCAGTTCAATGTTTCCGTTGTTGCTTTGAAGAAGAAGATCAGAAAGTTGAAGAACTGCTGATGCCTTCATAATTTCATTAAATGCAGAATTGGTCAGTTCAAAAGAAACAACAGGAGTAGGCATCTTAACAGTCTTGTCTGTTGTAGTTAACAGACGAGGATCTGAATAGTAGTACTTGACTGACGAACCAGAACTCTCAATATACAGATAATTATCTTCAAAGAAGAATGTGGGATCAGAAAATAGACTAATAGTACCTAACAGTTTTGGGAGATCCCAAATACCAAATTCACAATCGAATTCTTCTGAAATTGTCGCATTTGCCATAATATTCTTCATGGGCGAGACGGTTCGAATTTGGTTTCCAGAAGAAATTAAAATATTTGAATTAATCGTTGCAAAATTCTTAAGAACATTAAGAGTTTCTTTTGAAAGTTTCATTCCAGTTTGTGTTGTCATAATATAACCTTTCCTTTTCAGGTATTGTAATTAAATTTAAAAATAAATCAACTATTCATTTTCAATATAATCTTGGTATAGATATGGGTCAATGTTTCCCCGCGATAATCCATCCAAGAATCTCTTTTCTGTGTGTCTTCGAGAACGCTTTTTATTTTTTTTGTTTCCTCGCCCGCGAATTGCCGAATAATCTTCATTAGAAAAATTACTCTTTGATTTATTCTTTTTTTTATTTTTCATTTTAAAACTCTTCTATGACCTCCATTAAAGTTGATAGTTTATTTTTGATAAAATAATTTAAAATTTTTCCTCGATTTCCCGCCAGTTCTTTTCTGAACTCTTCGATTATATTAGACTCTGTGTCTTCTGGTATTTCAAAAAGATTAATAAGTCTGTTGTTCCTCTTCCAATTATCTCGCTTTTCTATATCACCAGACTTAATTTCCTCAAACAATGATGCGACGACTTTCTTTGTCATCCTCTTTTGTCTCTTATCACTAACAACAAAAGTATCATCGTCAGACAAGACGTTTGGAACACCATCACTTCGATCTCCTCGGAGAAGATGCTCATATAAAAATATTTTAGGATTTTCACACTCTACCATTTTTTTCTGTAATGGACTCCATTGAGATATGCCACTGAGCAGTTGTAATTGCTGGAAGTCCTTGTCTGAAGACACAATCATCATTTTTTCTTCCTGATAATAATGTCTGCATAAGATTGCAATAATATCATCGGCCTCTACTGCATCAACCGAAATGTTCTTATATGGGAATGTATCTTTAAATTCTATTCTCAATTCATCAAACAAAGAATGAATATTATTCCAGTCAAATGAATCAGATTTTCTTTTATCTTTTCTGTTTTGTTTATATTGTGGGAAGAATTCTCTTCTCCAAGAACCTTTGCTGTCATTACAAATGACAAGTTCTCCGTATTCTTTTCCAAATTTCTTTTTATATACTCTGTAAGAATTTAATATCAGATGTCGTAGCATCTCTTTGTTAATTTCACCTTCTGATTCCATTAACTGAAAAATACACGATAACATGATCTGGTTGTTATCAATTAATATAATTTCAATATTCCTTCATTTTAAAATTCGACCCACTGCTTATTAAATCCATCATCGATGTATTTCATCAACAAACCTGTGGTAGTATCCAACCATTCATCACCGTGATTGGGGTTGGGTGGTGGTGCAGTTCGAGAGGAGTGGTTTATGGATTCTTTATCGTTTATAAAATTCCATCCATATTCCTCCCCCTCATCCGGTTCATAACCAGAAACAGTTTTTGTGGCGACGAATGTGTCGCCATGCCAATTTACAATATCATCCTTATGATAAACTTTTAGAGTACCATCCGGATTATATCTTTTATATTTACTTACTTTATCCATTTTTCTTGTTCTTTTTAGATGCCTCTTTCCCTCTTTCAATAGCATCTTCAAGCATTCTAAGTTTCAGATCCGCCCACCCTCGCATATGGATTCTATCTTCTTTGTTTGTGTTTCTTTGATAAAAGAAAGTGGTGTCGGTTATAAATTCATAAATGGGAGTTTTGTCCCAAAAGAATTTAACCCGAATGTCCCTACCCCTTTCAAATATCGGATATTCGTCTTTAGATGCAGTTTTATATATTCGCAAAGACAGCCGAGTAGATAATATACCCATTCCTGCTTTGATATATTCTTTATAAGACATGCTACTCTTTGTGCTGATGGAAACTTTATTGTTGGTCATGATTCTACCATTATTTATTATGATTTGATCTTTGTGAAATTGTTTTTCTTTTCAAAAACGATATGTCGGTCAAACTTGTCACTCATTGTATCAGATTTATGAGAGATTACAAATATATTTGCCTTTTTTCCCATCCCTTTCAATATATTTAGAAATTCCTCTGTTCCAACGGCATCCAAACTAGAATCAAACACTTCATCTAAAACCAAAAGATTACAATTGACGCTATTCTTTAAGCGTGCAATCTCTCTCCAAGCCAGCAAAAGAGATAAATCAATACGGAGTCTCTCCCCTTCGCTAAAACTTTGGTAAGTAAATTCATCTCTAAATCTACTTTTAATGGTTTCGTTGAAACTCTCATCTAATGTAAATTGGCAAAAGAAATTCATTATTGAAAGATACTTATTAATCAGTTTATTCATAATTGGAAGATAATGCTTTATAATTTTAGACTTAATTCCTGTATCTTTCAGGAGACTGGATCCTATATTATAATAATGCATATCATCAATTAAATCTTTTCTTTTCTCGATTTGTTCTTGGGCTTCTTCTATAAGTTCATTGAGTTTAAGTGTCTCCTCAACGATTTCATTTTTTTCATTAATAATCGAAGTCATCTTGTCGTCAAGACTGGAGATATACTTTATAGTAGCGGATATATTATTTTTACTTTCAGAAATTATATCTTCGAATTTCTTTATTTTCTTAATAATGTTATCGATTTCCTGTAGTCTACCTTCAGTTTTCTCGATAAGAACATCTAAATCAGAAAGATTTTCTGACAATGTTTTAATATTATTTTGATTATCTTTTAAAATGTCATTTTTATATGACTCTTTTATGTTTTGACTACACGATGGGCATGTATTGTTTTTTTCATAAAAAGAAATATTCTTTTCGTGCAATTTAATGTTTCTCTTGGTGTCTTGTGTTTGGTCTTCTAATTCTTTTAGTTTATCAATTTGTTTTTGTTCATCCGAAACTGTTAATAGAAGAGAATCAATATTGTCTTCAGATTCTTTTACTTCTTCTTTAAAATCGGATACTTGTTTGTTTGAATATTCTATTTCTTTTTTGTATTCTTTAATCGACTCGCTTGATCTGTCTTCTATTGTAGAAATTATTTTTTGTTGGTTCTTGGTCTTTTCTTTTAGTAGTTCAATCTTATGGTCTACTGTTTGCAAATCTTCTCTAATAGTCGATAGTTTTATTTTTAATAAACCATTCATAGAAGAAAATACATCAATGTATAATAGAGTTTCAACGACGGATCTTCTATCGGATGCCGTCAATTGCATAAATGGAATGTAATTAGATGACCCCAAAATTACAACCTGACAGAATGATTTGTAGGTCATTTTAAGGATTTGTTCTTCTAATATTTTTTGATAATCTTTTGACTTTGAGTCTTGCGGTATGAGTTCGTCGTTCTTGTATATTTCAAACAATTTTGGCTTCAGTCCCCGAACCACCTTAAAATTATTTGAACCAACCGAAAACTCAATCTCAGTAACACAATTTTTGTTGTTAATAGAATTAACTAATTGTGGTATATTATTTCTTCTAAAGGATTTACCAAACAGTGAAAATGTTAAAGCATCCAGAAAAGTGGACTTACCACTCCCGTTGTTTCCAGAAAATAGTGTTGTGTTTGATTTTGTCAGATCAAACTCTATAAAATGATTTCCGGTTGAGAGAAAATTCCTCCACCTAATCCTCTCAATAATCATATTGATAGTGATTCCATATACAGGTCTTTGATAATCTTTTTCATCTTATCTTTATCGTAAATTTCTTCAGACGAATTGATTTCGTTATTTATAAGGGTAATTGTGTCTTGTCCAAGATCAACCAATTCCTTATCGTTAGGATCTGAATCATCAAAATTTTCAATTATATTAACATCTGCTGGATTGAATGAATACATTTTCTCTAAAAACTGATCAAAACTGTTTGGGTGTTTTCTGCAATCGATATACAATTTAACATAACAATTTTCTAGGTATTCAAAATTCATATTTGTTACTTTATGGGGACCATCGTTGTCGTCATATCTCAACACATGAAACATATTATGTGGATTTTTAATAAAATCAATATTTCGATCTTCTGTATTAAACACATGAAATCCTTTTGTTTCTGCGATATCAGAAAACGTCATTTGATACTGTGTTCCTAAGTAATATACATTATGTCTGCTTTGTTTACAATGAAAATGTCCCGAAAAAACTTTTTCATATCTATCGAATAAAGATGAATTCATTCCTCCTTGGTGTTTTATTCCACGAAGAACTTCATATCCATCTAATTCTAGATGTCCTACCAATATGGGAGCAGATGCTGTTTTGATGAATTTTAAAGAATTATCATAATTCTCTTTATTTACCCATGGGAGAAGTGCAAGTTTTAACCCATCAAAATCCACAACAGTGGGTGTGTCATATATGGTTATGTCATCTCCAAACAATTCTTTAATTGAATTAACTCTATTGGTGTTCTTATAGTAAACGTCATGGTTTCCTAATATACAATGGAAATTTATATTTCGGTCATGGAGTTTGGTGATAAATCTTTCCCTAATCTGATGGAGAATATTAAAGTTAACAAACTTCCTTCTGTCCATCAGATCACCAGCATGAATAATAGTTTTGATATTATTTTCATCCAAATAAGGGAAAAGAACCTCATCAAAAAATTTCATAGAATAATCAAAGAATATTTGAGAATCACCCCTGATGCCAAAATGGGTATCATTCAAAAAACAAATTTTCATTTCTTCTTCTTCTTCTTCTTCTTCTTTGGCTCAAATTTTTCCATGTCCGTTTTAGATAAATTAAAATGCTCTCTCATTATATCATTAATATCCTCTGAATCTTTATCGTAATAATTGTTCCTAACCCACGAAGACAAATTACCGTCTACGTTTGCTATTTCTGCTAATTTATATTTGATATATGCTTGCTTCTTTTCTCTTTCGATTCGCCTCAAGAAAGCATAGTATATAATCTGTGTAAAATATGAAAAGGGATTCTTTGATTTTTCTGGATTGAAGTTGTGAGCGTATGTTAAACAATTCTCTATTCCGTCACTTATCATTTCTTCCCTATACGGATAGTTGATAAAATTGGGTCTATAAGAAAGATGCTCTGCAATCTTTAGAAAACACTCTCCTATGTAGTTATTCACTGGAGGCCTGGGTTCTCCAGATTCCTCTGCTTCTACTACAATTACTTTCCATTCTTTTATTTCTTCGAAGAAAACTTCATTGTCTATGTAATGATTACTTTTTTTCGCCATAATGTATTATTCACTTTTTATATATTTTTTCCTTGACACGTTCAAATAAGTCTATACAATAGTATTGTTCTAATTAAAGGAGGAGGCCCTTTAATATACTATAAAGGGATGTTGATCTAGTTGAAATAATCATCTAAATCCTTACTCCAATCATACCAATTATTACCATACCCTATGTCTTCTGGGTCTGATTTTGGTTCTTTTCTTTTATTGGGCTTTTTATTCTTTTGTTTTGTGCGGTCTTTTCTTTTTTTATCTTTAGAAGGATTATGATTGATCTGGTCTATCATATCTTTAACATCTTCTAAATCCAACAAGCCCGCATCAACAAAGGTCATCAGTGCCTTTGGTGGGAAGAAAAGAGTCATAGAAATATAATTTTCCATATGCTCTTCTAAATTGTTTTCTTCTGTTGGATTTTCCATAAGAGGATTCATGGGTTCTGTTGGGAATTTATCTTTATTGAGATCCATAAGATCACTTAAGAGATTATTAAAATGTTCTGGTGATTCTTCTTGCTGAGACCCATTATAGAAATTGTCTCTTATAAAATCAAATAAATTGAACGATTCTTCATCTATAGTTTGGGTGAATGGAGTGTCTTCGTTTTCTTTTTCAATTTCGTATAGTTTAATTGCTTCTTCAGAAGGATCTAAGAAAGTTAGAATTTCTTCTTTGGGAATTTTAGTTGTCAATTGATCTGAATTACCCAACCAATTATGAAGAATAGTCATATGCTGCATTGCCCCAAATGAATTCTGCATAGATGTTGTATGGAATGACATGGGACGCTCTATGATCAGTTTGTTTTTTTCCTGACCACAAATAGAAGCAATAAGTTCTTCCCCATTCTTCAGTTTTAGGATTCTGTATGATGTTTTTTGTCCCATTTGCCCTCCTATAATCCTATTTCTATCCGCTCAAAATCAAATCTCTCATTATTATATATCTTAATCCGTTCGTTGAAGTGCTTGAGTGTGTGGTTCATATATTTCATATACCTCAAATCATCGGATATGTCGTATAATTTCACTTCTTCTTTAGAATCAGACTTCCTAAGCCCCCGGCCTATGGATTGGAGGACTCTAATAACGGATTTAGAAGGAGAAGCAAATATGATATTATGGATGTTCTTGAGATTTATACCCGTAGAACAAGTCCCGTAAGATGCAACTAATATCGCATTCTCTTCGTTATCAAATTTCCTTCTTATATCTTCCCGCATTTCTACGTCTGTTCCGCCATGTATTAAGAAACAAGGCTTATCCTTGTTCTGATTAGATATTGCATTATACAAGGGTTTTCCATGACTTTCAACATAATTAAATAAAACTAAAGTATTATTCTTTAAGTTTTTGGTTAGATTTATAATGAAATCGTTTCTTCTTTTGCTTTCTGTTAACCACTTGATCTCATCGTGATATTTTATTCTCTTGGTTTCATTTCTATCATCATGGTTGTATTGTAGGGTAATACATTCAATACGAAGGTTGGAAAGAATATTCTTATTGATGAGGTCTTTAGCAGAAGCCACGTTATAAACACGACCAAAAAGACCCTCAGTCACTAGTTTATGTGTCTTAGAATTATCAAGTGTTCCTGTTGTGCCTACTCTATAAGGACAGGCCCTGAGATGCTCCATAATCCCCGTTAAGGACTTTGCTTTGTATAAATGGGCTTCATCCCCTAATACTACATTATATTGGGAAAAGTACTCTCCTGGCTGATTGTAGAGGCTCTGCCACGTCGATATTACGACTCTCTTGTTTGTGTTCTTATCCGCTCCTTGGAATATCTTATAACAGTACTTTTTCACAGACCAATCGCTCTTGGACGAATAATCAGCAAAATCACTGAACATTTGGCTTACTAGATTGGTTGTTGGGACTATTATTAGAATTTTAGAATTATTTGGTAGAATGCTCAGATAGTACCTCACCAGAGCATATATGATAAGACTTTTACCAGACCCAGTAGCGGATAAAAGAAGACACCTTTCATGATTTATGGCGTGGTTGATTGCATCAATCTGATGATCATGCGGTTTAATATAATTACCATCTACAGTGGGTTTTAATATATTCTCTACAAATTCTTTTGTTTTTTCTAGTGTTAGTTTTTCTTGTATTTTAAAGTCGGATTTTACTGTGTAATTTCGGTCTCTTGCAAAGTCTAATAGGTAGGATATCAATCCAACATATAAGGATTTTTTGTGCAGATTGAATAATCTAATCTGGCCGTCCCACATTTTATTTCTGAATGCTGGGTGGTATTTGTGATTGGGAACCTTAAAGGTAAAAAATTGACTTAGTTCTTTTGCTATATCCTTTTCACAGAATATCTTCAAATAAACACTGTCAATTGTTTTTATTTCAATATCTGTCATTTATACACCTTGAGTAAATTTAATCCAATCTATGGCAGATCTGATATACCATTGGCGATTGTTTATTATCTTTAAAATGCTTTCTACGTACTTAACTTTTTCTTTTTGAAAAACAACTTTATGGTACAATTCAATATAGTCGTCATCAGATTCGATGAATTTATCAATATCAGTTTTTAGAACAGTCAATTGAAAAGGAGTCCACCCCAGATTATCAAGTTCTTCTTGGGATATTTTCCCTGTATAATATAACCACTTCTTCTTCTTTAGGACATTAAAATCCGATTGAAGTTTTTCTAATATCATTTTTTCGTCGAGGTAAATTATAAGATATTTATTGTGTAATTGTGGGGTTTTTAGGGATTCTGAATCGAGTTCAGATTCATCTATTTTTAAATCTTCAGTGACGATATTTTTAATATCTTTCAAGTTCATAGCGACATCCTTATTTTTATAATACCACGAAAAATAAGATTTTCAATTATAATGTTTTTACCGTATAGTAATTAAATGCGAACGAAGCAGTCGAAATGATTGCTATAGTGTCTGGAAGTGTTGAGTTAAATTCAATACCGCTTAAAGCAACAGGGAATGCATCATAGAATGTTATTTCTAAATTTGGTTTATATGAACTGCTCATTACAGTCAAGACGGCATTTGAGAATTTATCGTTATGAGGAATAGTATCCGATATATCATTCAGAATGCCAATAGATTGAATCCATTCGTAAACTTCAATCCAATTTTTCATATTTTCATCAACCATAAACGATACGTTTAAATTGTCGTAGTTATATTGCCCCGCTGGGGTCTTATGGGGAAGGCCAGCAGTTGTTGGAAATCTTGCAACATCAAATGCGATTCCTGGTAAATTTACTTGTTGACAAAAGTATGTTACTGTGGGCAATCGAGTAAATTCAAATTTAAAATAATTATTGGCCAGATAGTTATTATTATCTGGTTGGCGTGGATTTTTTACATAATCTAAATCAGGAACACCAGCAGTATATCCATAATTAGGCATTTATACATTCTCCTTTATATTATTTATGCAAAAGAAAAAGGGGAGTCCCGAAGGACTCCCCTTTATTTCTTAGATCATTCTAGAACAATCAAGTGTTCCAGAAGCCACCAGTGTGACCATGTAGACCAGCAACTGTGAAGAGTCGGTAGTAAACATTGTCAGCGTTACCAAGACCATCTCCAGAGATTGGAGTTGAACCCTTGGAGAATGGGTTGGCGACCATTCCATATCGAGTCTTAAACCCGATCTTTGGCTGGAATGTAGTTTCACCAACTGCACGCACCATCTGGAGCGGAACATATGGGCAGTAGAATATACCTGCATCGTATGGCGAAGAGCCACGATATCCGACACAGACAAAATCAGCACCCGATGGGACATAAGGATCAACATAGACCCGAGTCTTACCGTTCAGAACACCGACGAAGGTGTTACCGGTATCATCAACGTCCAGGTTAACGTTAAGTGCTGGAGAGATGTTAAGGAAACCACCCATTGCTAGAGCAGAAGCAACATCCGAAGAACAGATAACAAAGTTACCCTTACCTCTACGAGTTTTCTTGGCGATTACGTTGCATTCACGTTCGATTTGGAACATGAGACCACGGAAACGTTCTGCGGACCAACGACCATCCGAATCAAGCAGAAGATCATACGTACCACCACCAGTGACGAGATCACTGTGCTGGGCACCCGATTCTGCACTTGTGTAGATGGTTCGAAGGAGTTCACGGTTAATTTCAGCGAGAATTTCGGTGCTAAGAATATTAGCAAGTTCAGTCTCGGCGTCAAGACCATGAACAGCCTTGAGATCCTGTGCGAGTTCAGTGGTATATTCAGCCTTAAGAGCACGGGTTCTAGCCTGTACGGCTACGCGCTCGATGCTAAATGCCATTTCCTTGAACGGTGTACCGCTATCAACACCAAGACCTTCACCGGTTGCTGTGAGCATTGCACGGAAACCAGTAAGTGCTGGAGAATCCGTTGGATCGATGCCCTGTGATTCAGCAGTTGCAGCGCCTTCTGATGTGTTGCCTGCACCAGAGAACTTAGCAAATGCTTCCTGATAAAGAGCCTCTTTACCAGTCTGACCATCATATCTTGCACGCATGGCGAAGATAAGACCAGTTGGTGCGCTCATAGGCTGAACACCGGCAATGTCGTATGCCATAAGATTTGGCATAGAACGACGAACAAGACTAATCAATACTGGATCATAACCAGCAAGGTTGCCTGCACTGCCGACTTGGGGGTCACTGAAGTTACCACCCATGACGTTGGTTGAAGCGGCTGTTTCATGAAGAGCCTGCTCACGAAGAGCCTGCTCTTGATTTTCAAGAATAGCAGCAGTTACTTTCTTACGATAATTATCTTCGATTGATGGTAGTTCGTTGTGGTCAAGAACGGGTGTCCACTTTTCTACCAAAGCATCGAAGGGGGTTGTATCTGAAAAACTCATATTTTTCTCCTTATGATACCTTGTTGGCTTTTGAAATACGACTTAGTGTACTGACATAACCATCCATCTTAAACGATGGTTTAGTTGATTCAGTTATGATTGTTGGATCTGTACTTTCTTCGGTAAGTTCTTGAATGCTAGTAACTTCAGTAGAAGCATTACTATCAAAGTAACTTTCTCGAATTGTGATTAATTTGCTTTTAAATTCTTCAGCATCAATTCCTTCTGAAATGCTTTCAGTGAGAGATGCAAGACGTTCTACTTCAGTAGATGCTAAACCATCTGAAACTTCAGCAAACACTTCCATTTTCTTAAGGGTACTCATTTCATTAACGAGTTCCTTATTGTTATGAACAAGATTATTTAGTTCCTTTTCGAGAAGTTCATTCTGCTCAAAAAGACCATCAAGCAGTTCATATTTTTCAGCAGGAACGTCAATATAACTTTCTTCAAAAAGATTCTTTAAATTATTGATAAAGTTTTCAGTGACATCAGAACGAATCCCACGCTCAATTATTAATTCATTTTCCTTGAGCCATTGCTCAACGACGTAATTGAGGTAATCATCTAATTTTTCAGAGAGATCGTTTAGAATTGCTTCTGTTCCCTCTTGAAGTTTTGTTTCATATTTTTCATTTAGCGAAGTTTCAATAGCAGAAACTCTTTCAGAAACAACTGTTTCGAAGATAGTCTCAGCCTTTTCTTTAAATTCTTCACTGAGTTCTTCTCCACTAAAGAGAACTTCTAATTTATGTTCATTTCGAGTTTCTTCTTCATCAGGATCACCCTCTTCTTCTGAGGAAACAACAGAACCCTTGGGTTCAATTGATTTGCGATTTCGTACAACATCAGCATTTTCAGGATCTGGAAGCATTGGGCCTTTTCCTTCGGCATCGAAGGACGATTTGCCATCGGCATCCATTTCAACTTGTGCATCTCGACCACCTTCATTCATCTTAGAATATTTGGTAGTAATATAATCGGCAATTGATTTGACATTGCTGTTTTCTTCTTGATTCTTCTCTGACATACGGAAAAACTCCTTTAATTCATTTTATGTATAAAAATTAAACTTTTGATAAAAAGTCCTTGAACAAATTTAATGTTTTTTCTTCTAGCCTTTTTCTGCTAGTATTCTTAATTTGAGCATGATATTCTGCTATTGATTTTTCTTTTAAAATACCATTATCCCAAATCCATTCTTTTCCCTCCATGATGCCCTCAACGAAGGCCCCTGGAGCAGATGGATCTGCCACAATATCAATCGCAGAAAGCATGAAATCCTTTTGGACTTCGTTGATTCCCTCATTGTTCATTTTCAATGAACCCATGCCCCTAGAAGATACACCAAGTTTGGCACCCTCATTCATGAGGTTTTGAACAATCAACCCCATGGGAGTGTTCATAATCTTGGCTTTTCCGACGACATCGTTTCCAGAGCCGTTAAGTTCTTTAATCATATGTGAAACGCGGTCAAGATTAACTGTTGGGCCTTGCGGGTGGTTTAGTTCCCCAAGTGCTCTGCTTGTACATACATACTCTGAATTATATCTTTTGACTTCTTTCATCAAAATAGAACCAGGATAAACCCTCCCGTTTCTATTTTTTTGCTCTGCTTGCATAAAAATCCCATTGATAAAATAATTCTTTTCACCATTTTCTGCCTTTTCAGTCAGAAATTCAACATCCTCAGTCATTTCGGTAATTAGTTTCATTGGGAGACTCTCTTACTGTGAGTTCTTCTTTCCCTTTTCTTCATTTTTCGTTCTTTTTCGAAGTAGAATTTTTCTTTAACTTTTCGCTTCATTTCATCCGTAAGTTTCATATACTCATCTTTAGTCATACCAAAAATGGTTTCTCTTTCACTATAATCCCGCTTTGCTTCATCTATTGGGTTGCTATTTTTCTCGAACATAGTAGGAATATATTCTTTTTCTTTTTGTTCTAATATGTCAGACATTTTAGAATATAAAATATCCGTTATTGTTTGTTTAGCACCAATGATATTATCATCTAATACATTTTCAATTAGGTTTTTGGTTGATGGCATATCAGATTCCCCTTGAGTATTCTTTTGCAAAATTCGAAATTCTATCAAATGAATATTTTGATTCAAATATCATGTTCCTCAAAACTGTTTGATTTTCGAAATTTAGGCTATCGTGAAGATTTGTGATGTTGTTGACAATCCCTGGGGTCAATTTAACTCTAGAATCGTCTCCAATAGAAACTATAATATCGTTCCCCTCAGACAACACAGAATTGATAATTGATACAAAAGAATTGTTCTCTTCTGTGAATGTAGCATTCATTTGTTTTGCTAGTTCATATAGACTTTCTTCCATATCTGCATCTGCGATATCACCGACATGAACACTCGAACCTTGAACATTCATATCTTTTTTGGTGATGCCCGTGTTAAGAGCAGATTCGAAGAATTTTTGAGCATCATCTTCATCATTAAACTTATAAACACCGGTATTAATACCAGTTCGTCCATAATCTTCATCAATTTTATCTTCAAAGAAGAGATTCTTTGCTACTGTTTTTGATACATTATTCAGATAAAAAGAAGCCTTTTCTTTTAAAGCAATATCAAATGTTTCTGCAAAACTATCCATCTCGTCATGGGCTAGTGCTTCTAGCATGGTATGTGTTGATTTATTCATTTAGAATTCTTCCTCCGGTTCTGAAATGATCCCAAGATCTCTTTCCTTTTGGATTTGTTTATCCATTTCCTCTATCTCATCTGGATCCTGTTGTAAAACATTTTTTCGGACCCAATCAACAGAGTAGTACTTACCTATATATTCATTTACAATATTTAACATATCTAAACGTTCTCTTACGAGTTCGTTTTCTTTCATTTCCGAGAAATAATTGTCTTTATTCCAGGTAAATGATATATCTTGTTTAACAGTAATCCAATCGTTTTCTGTGAGAATGCCCTTAGAAAGGAGTTGAATTCTTAAAATGTCAATGAAAAAGGTAGAAAATCTTTTTTGTAGTTTATCGATAAACTTATAGAATTTAACTTCATCTCGGGTAATTTCAGCAGATCTTCCCATATTAAAACCATTTTCAGACTCTAAACGAGATATCGGGACGTTTAGGGATTTATATAATTTTCTGAGAAGATAATCCACATCCTCCATTTCACCGAGATTTTCGCCACCGGGCAGGGTTTGAATTTCAGTTCCTCTGCCACCCTCTCTTCGTGGAAGCCAATAATCTTCAAGCATATGGAGATGGTTTCGGTCATCTCGAACTTCACCTGTAGCAGAATCATATATCAATTTATTTCGATATTTATTCATGATACTTTTAAGATATTGTTCTGCTTTATGCTTCGGAAGATTTCCAACATCAATATAAAAAATTCGTCTATCGGGTGCTCTGGATATTCTATAAATCACAACAGCATCTTCAATTTGACGAAGCATATTTAATGGTCGCAGTGCTTTTTGGAGATATCCGACCACCTTTTTTGATGCAGAATCCACAACACCAGAATGGGTATATAAGATAGAATCTGTATGAATTTTAATTCCTGAACTGGTAGTTTGATAAATGGAATCCTTGTCGGTGTTTGTATAGATAAAAAATTCTTCAACATTATTTACCAACGGAACATTATTTTTAGCACCAGCGGCCTGTTTGGTTTCCACTTTTCTAATTTTCTTAATTTTGGTCGGATCGATGGGTCTTAATTCTAATATCCCCCTTAGAGGATTATTATCATCTATTATTATATGAAAATATAATTTACTATCGATATACCATCGTCTAAAAAGTTCATGGCCTTTATTTTTAAAGTTTAGAATACGAAGGATATTTTCAAATTCGTTTGTTATTTTTGATTTGATATTATCAGAAAGTTTAATATGATTGAGATTAATATCAACAATATCTTTACTTTCATCTGAAACTAATGCTTCATTTATAATATCTTCAATGGCACTATCACATTCTGGATATAGTGCCAGAGATCTATATCTGTTTATTAATTGATTTTCGTCTTTTATAGAACCAGCAAAATCAACATATGTTCCAAAAAATCCACCAGCGTCTATGGTGAATGCACCATCATAACTGTCAGGTGCAACAAAAGATTTCGGATCCGAAGCCTCTTGTTCCTTTTTACGACCAAAATTAAACCCAAATAATTCTATCGGCATATATCAAAAACTCCATAATTTTAACTACCACTATATGTATATCAGGGCCTGGGACCACTCGGTGCATCTGTTGTCCAGAAATCGTATGCCATACGAACATTCCATTGAACTAAAGTATTTGGGATGTCATGATTAAATTCAATTCCTGAAATTTCTACGGGCCAACAATTATGCAAAGTTATTTTCCGGTTTTTCAGGGCTTTATCCGCACCAGATTCTAATTGATAAATGCTCCAATCGGCATAATAATTTTGATTGTTGAGGGTGTTCTCGGCATGTTTGTTAATTAAGTGGGACCATTCGACGAATTTATTTCTTAGGTCGGAACCCTCTGCACCATTTCCTGGATCGTCAATAATAACAATGTCCCATTCTATGAAGAGTCTATCTCCAGGAACTTTCAATATTCTACCCCTATATGGGACAGGAATAATTCCAATTGTTGATGGAGGCATAGTTGATGCTTTAATCAGAAAAGTATTGCTATTGTCGATATCCTGAGGCGTTGATGTGGGAATTTTACCACTTACTTCAAAACGGTTTGGTCTGGATCCGCCTTTAAAATTACTTCTAAAAGTGCTTATATTTGAACTAGCAACCATGTTTCTCTCCTTTTAAAGTCAACTATTTAAATCGACTGCTGTATTCACGTTTGTGAATGTTATTTTAATAAAGTTAATTGATTTAGACGGTTTAATAAACACATCAGCAACAAATTGATTGGAATCAATTATATCCGAAGTGTTGTTACTTTCATCACAAACAACTTTATAATCATAGATTCCCCTTCGGGCCTTGATTCTATTCAGCAACGGAGATACCGTATTAACAAACGATGATCTGGTTCCTTCATCATTCATTTCGAACAGAAGAGATCGAGCAGCAGATCCAACAATTTTCTTTAGGTATATGAACAGTCTAGAAACGTTAATTCTTGATAAAGATGACGTAGAACCTGCTAGAGTTTTATCTCCAAAGAGAACAGTACCTTCACCCGGATAAACCACCACAGGATTAATGTCTGCATCGAAAAGAGTATCTTGTTCGGCATCAGTTGGATTATAGACTAGTCTGATTGTATTTAAGATATCACCACGTTTGAATCCTGCTGGAGACATCCAAGGATCAGCAAGTCTATCTGTTCTTGCTAAACATCCACCGACATCCGGAGCACAGTTCATTTCTAAAATATCAGATTCTGGATTTTTGCTTATGCCTAAAAATCTCTTTGCTCCAAAAATTGCAATTCCATATTCGTTATTAGGAATCTCGGAATCAGCGGCTGGCTCCGCAGGAACGCTATCGTTCGCAGCGGTCCCTGTTTCATATGGGAACACACCGACACAATCTTCTCGCAAATTTACTACCGCAGAAGCATTTGTTATATCTGTTGTATTTGTATAATATTTCGTACCAATACTAGCCCCACCCATAGTCAATCCTATTGATTGACTAGACATACAAACCACACCATCAAGCCCGACTTGTTTATTGGAAAGGGAATCTGTCGAAGAAACTGTATTTTCTTCATCACCTGTAGATCCAACAATAGCAACACCACCATATTGGAGGTAATTATGAACGGTCCACCATTCGCCTTCCCACGATCCTGTTGGTCCCTGGGGCCATCGTTCCATTCCAGTTCCCCCGGTGGCGTTACCTCCCGGAACATTACTATGATGCCATACTCCATCAGCAGTCATACCACTGGCAATTGGGTCTTGTGATGACAACTTTCCAAACCAATCACGAAGGTTGGATATTGTCATAATTCCGTTACTTCTTTCTGATGTCAGACCAAGATTTGAGATGAGGCCATTTTCACTAATAAATCCGGCTCGGAAAGCACCCCCCGACTCGGTGCCGGGAATTACAAAACTTTGGTCGTTGATTATGACTGTAACATTTGGTCTTGCCATTCAGATCTCTCCTAAATATAGTCACTATTATTTAGACAAAATGATATTTAGGGGACTTGAAACCACCTATCTTCCCCGTCCCATTCGCCGTCGTCTTTTTCGTTTCCTAATTCAATAAATCCAAATGGAGCCATTTCTTCGTTCGTTCTTTCCAGTTCTTCCTCGTAAATACCAGTTCGAACGTCTCCGTCTATCAATTCTTTAAAATAATCTTGTCTTGTCATCCAACTATAGATGACTAAACACATTACTAAATCGTCTGTGTGTCCATCATCTGCTTCAAATGATTGTTTTTTTGCAACAAATGTGGTCAATTCGTTGATTATTTCAATATCTTCAATTATTAATTTATCCTCTTCTATGAGACTTTTTAAAACAGAACATCCAATCTTTTTAACCGGGACACTTGTCGTGACTCCCATTTTCATATTGGTTCCTGATTTACCAAAACCAGAAGATATGGTTTGACCCTTTGCTCCTTTTGATGAACACTTGAGAATATTTTCATATTCTAGATCATAGTGAACAATATCTGCTACTTGACCGCCAATATCATTCACTTCAACCAACACGTAGGCATCGTTATATTGTTTTGCCACAGCGACAATGGCCGTAGGAAACACCATCGGGGAAACAATATTATTTCGGTATCGTGCTACTACTTTATGGGGCATTTCTGTAGCATCAATTACACAAAATGCACTATAATCATTCCCCTGGCCCCTAGAGGTATCTGCTGTTAGGAAGTATGTTCTGTCTTCTCTGGCTTTTTTATATATCCACAGACCATCATTATTCTTAATTAAAGGTTCGGAATATGTCAAATCTCTGAGTTTTTCGGATTCTATTAAAGTATTTTGGCTGCCAATAAATTGACATTCAAATTCAATTTTAAATTGATGCTCACTAGTGTTGGCAATTGTTTTCTTTTTCCAGGCTTCGTCTCTAAGAGGCCCGCCAGGATATTGCGGAACTTCGTTCCAATTTACTTCAATTGCCTTATATTCATTCTTTCCGGGCTCTCCCTCTTTTTTGGTGGCACCCTTCCAGAAGTAATAATACATATTTAGACCGTTTGGGGTGGACACCATGAATACTTTAGTTGTTTGACCGGCACTGATAGTCGGATATACCGAACTAAAGAATTCTTCCGCGACGTTGTTTGGAACGTGTCCGAATTCATCAAGCATTACGAGATTATAAGAACCACCACGAATTGCACTAGATGATGTCGAAGAAGCAATAATTTTAGAACCATTTTCAAGTTGAAGGGAGTTTTTATTCCATTCAATTATTCCTTGTTGCAACCACACTGGAATATATTCATATGTAAGTTTAAGCCTGCTTAAAATTTCTTTTGCTGTTGCTTGTTTATTTGCAAGAACAGCAACAGACATATTTTGATTGAATAGAATATAATGTAAAATGTACGAAATGAAAGTCAAACTCTTACCACTCTGCCTGGGAAGTTTTGCAATAACAAACCTGTTACCGTGAGCAATATCTACAATTTCTTTTTGATAATCATATAAATTGAATGGAATTAGACCTTCGTCCAATGACACTACCTTGATGTATTTTTCAATAAAATATTCAGGATCTTGTGAACATTTAACGTATTCTTCGACCTGTTCTTTCGTGAAGTCTATTTTCACACCGGCTTCTTTGAGGTTAACATTCCCCAAGTAGCCACCCTTTTTACTAACCATTATTATTGTCCGTTAAAGCCTTGGTTCTGCTTCGTGCCTGATTGATTAGGTCTTGAAGATCACTTGTTGAACCAACATAAATTGAATTGTTGTTTGTTTGGTTGATATTAATCTCTTCTTTATTAATTTCTTTCATTTGTTTATGAATAGAAATTAAGTCCTGATTAATCTCGGCAACATTTTTTATCATTTGAGATGCTACTTCATATGCTCTGGGAGAATCTCCCTCATATGCAACTTTAAGGATGCCTTCAATGGCATCTTTACCGGTATCAATCAACTCTCTCATATTATCTCTTGCAAGATCATAATCGGCGTTTAATTGTTTCTTCTTTAGATCATCTGTTACCTCTGGTGGTGTTTTGATTACCCGTACGGGTTTTATTTCCTTACCTTCAAATTCCACATCGAGAGCATCCGATAATTTTTCATTAACAGATTTCTTTTCACTCATAGAATACATCGCTCCTTTCACCAGCCGTAGACCCGGTTGCTCTCACTCTAACATCATGTGCATCATTTATACTTGGCCATGCATCTCCTGTCACACCAAATATATCAACATAAGAATCTAGAATAACCTTAGTGGTTCTTTCGGGACCATAAACATATGTTTTTGCTGTAAATTCAAAACTACTTATAATACTTCTTCTAAAATCAAAATTACCTTCATAGTCCTCGACTGTTGAAACTGAATTTAAAATAATAGGTATATCAACTTTTTTGTTTACTTCATTTACGTTTAAAGACACGATAAATTCTGGACTAAAATATGGTGTAATTTGTTCAATTATTTGTAAATTATCATCCATAGTTCGGGTGAATGCATATAGTCCAAATGTAATTGTGTATGGAACTTCTCTATAATTGAAAGTTGTTTGGGGACTGCTCAAGGCTGTTTTTGTTTTTCCCAGTTTGTTGATTTTTCTCATAGGATCATAGGAGAAATTTAAAAGATCAAAACCCAATCGAGGAAGTGATATGTGAACTTTCGTATTATCTGAAATGGAACTAGATTCTTGAATTCTTCTAATGAATTTTTCTTTTGGTCCATATGATATCGGAACTCTAATAGTTTCTTTTGTTGTACCATCAGAATTTTTATGAACGAGATTAATATCATTGAATAGAGAACCAAACCCAATGACGAGTTTTCGAATTGCTTCATTATAGAATTGAGTAAACATCAGTAGCCCTCTTTATATCCTTGTTAAAGTGTTGTTTCTAGTACCCGCCCTCTGAAAAAGGATCAACGTCAGTAAAATCAAAGATGTCTTCCATATCTCTAATTAACTCTATATTGTCATTATCACCAGCCGGTGCATTATCCTGTGGTTCTTGTGGAACAATAATAGTTGTGGTAGTCTTAGAAGATACTTCATATTCTGCATTAGACACAGCACCTTTAATAGTTTCATCGGTGTCAGTAGAGAACGAACCAGACACATTAGTGATTGTTAGTTTAGTTGTGTCTCCATCCCATTTGGTAGCAGTTGCCGTGGAAGTAGCATTCTCCAACAGCGCCGAACCACCAGTAACACCAATAACCTGATATACAGTTTCACCCTCAAAGAAATTCACATAGGTGCTAGAACTAATCCTATCCCCCAGAGTGAGTTCAATAGCAAATTTCTTTCTCTCTTCCTCTACGGTATCAATATCACTGATTCCGGTGTCAATCTCCTCCATATTATAAGTGAAGGTTTCACACGTTAGTTTGTAGGTGAATAGTTTTCCTAATTGATAGAATGGATTTTCGTGTTCAACGAAGTTGATTTCAAAAAGTGTTTTGCTCAAAGGAAAGTAAATTAAATCTCCTTCTCTTGGCCGGGTGATATTTTCATATGCACCGACTGCATTTTCAAAACGTTTTCTGGATACCTGTAAAATTATAGAGTCTTTTATTTCTAGACCAAACTTTGCGATTAAATCACCTCGTCCGGAAAATCCGTCTATCGATTCAATATACATTTCAATTTCGTAACCATCATCGAACTTTGAAATATCATCCTCACCGAATAGGGTATCCTCATTCACAAGAGTTCGGGGAATATAGATCATATCCTTCCCCATCATCTTTATGATTTCGATAGTTATATCTTCGGTGACGTTTTGTTCACCAGAATATTCTTTAAAATATGGGTTGCGAGCCATTTATGATGTTCTCCGCTTATCCAGTCATAAAATCAATGGGAAGTTCAACTTCAGATTTCATTTCTTCTCTAATTCTCAATACTTCTTCTTCTCCCTGTGCTATTAATTGATCTCCATTAAATGAAACACCACCAGGCAATTGAACTCCTTGGAATTTTGAAAGGTTTTGGCCCCATTGTCGTTTTACCAATGCCGTGAAGTATCTTTTTAAGTGACGGTCGTTCCATATTTCTGGGAACGTGTTAGGATCTAATTTAACGTATGCATCTATTATTAAACTTTCCCCGGCATTTAGTTCCTGTCCCCAATTCATGTCTATGTGTAATTTATTAGTAACCTTACTGAACCTGATATTCTTTTCGGGCTGAAAGAAATCGGTCAGCAGGCTAATGTATCTTTTTGTCGAATCGTAACTTGCAAGCCCCATTGAACTATTACCACCCAATCCTCTGTTAATTCCAAAATAATCCATAAGAGCCATTTGATATCTTACGTCAAACATGTTAATATTTGCAAAATCACCAAATTGAAATATCTTTGTTACAGTCACAATATCTTGTCCGGTTGGACCATCTCCACTAAAACCGTTCACTGGCCCGAGATTATTTGTGTCAATGTAGTTGTTTGCTACATCGTCTGCTGTGACGTTATATGTGAAATATGCCTTTTCCACGCCATCGAAATGTCTTTCAACGAAATAATCCAAGGCATCGTCTAATCGATCCTCGGCTTGTTCGTAATCAACATTAATTTCAACAACTGGATAACCTAGAGTTCTAAAAGCATATTCTATAAGTGTTTCTCTTGAAGTTGGTCTTGCCATATAAAATCTCCTATTATATGTATAAAACAACAAGCACCCCTACAGAGGTGCTTGTTGCTTCGTGATAATAAAATATTTTTCTTTATTCTTCTTAATTTTGCTCTATATTTTACTTATTTTCCTCTTTTTTCTTCTTTTTCATTTCTTCTATTTTTCTTTTTTGGGCTTCTGCCATTCTTTTTTGTGATTCTTCCATTGCTTTTTTCTGTTCTTCTGTCATTTCGGGTAGAGTTACTGGAGTTCTTTCCATTTCTTTGTAGGAAATATTTTCGATGTAATGTTTTCTTGTTTCAGGCTCTTCTGCTTCTTCTGGGGTACTTGGTCTGTAGTTAGTAAATCCAGGCATTTGAAGAGGACACGTTACTTTTGGATAATCTAATTTACTATATTCATTAGAATCTGCAATCAACCAAGTTCCTTTTCGGTCTCCACATCCACACGCACCACAATATTTCTTTCCTTCTCCACCCTCAACTTCACTCGGCAATAAGTGTTCACATGGGGGAAGTTCACCGTTCATGTGTTCATTTCCTATACAACTCAAAACTCTTAATTGTTTGGTTGCTCTGTTGATCTTTTTATTGCCAAGTCCTCGGGAGGTGAGAGAGGTGGCAAAATTCTGGACCATACTCATTTTCTTTTTAAAGAATCCCCCTTGATCCGGAAGATCTTGTTCTTTAAATTTCTTTTTATTTTTACCACAGTTGCACCCCCTTTCTTTGGACGCTTCGCCTGGAAGTGGGGTTTGATTCATACTTTCTTCCATATTAATAAAACTCTCCTTTAGAATTTATAAAATGATACATTAAATAATACAATTGTCAAGGACAAATTTAACACTCATTATATTTTTTACAGGGGCTATTTGGAGAATTTGAATTACAATCGAACCACATGCATCTATGTAATTCAGTAACAAAAAGTTTCTTTCTAGAAGTATTTTGATTATTGGATGTTTTTTTGTTTTTTACTATGGAATTCCATGTTTGTTTTTGTGATGTGTCTAAATTAGAAATATAAAACTCAGATGGGAATTTATTCGATATGTCGATAAGCCTGTCAAAACAAAAACTGTCATGTGTACAATTTAAAACTTTAACATTATTTTCATTTTCCCATCTACATTTTGGTGTAGAAATACAGAACCCCTTAGGATAAGAATAACAATTATCACAGCACGGTGTTGTTTTATCGCACGATTTATAAAAATAATTCTTTCCAAACTCACCAAAATCTGATAATTCTTGTCTGGTTGCAGAAACATGAGTTCCATACCCAGAAGAATTTAAACCATCTGAATTTATAAATTCATTATTTTCAGAATAATCATCAATAAAATTTTGGGGATTAAATTCATTATCAGATGCAATAATATATAAATTCGTAGATTCTATTTCTACACCAAGAGGATTTTTCTGTGGTGTAGAAATCCCACCCTGTATTCCACACTGTTCGCACGACAATTGTGCATTATTAGAATCAGAAATTTCAATTGTTATTATGTTTTCTTCTTTAGCGGTTGAGTTTATGTTTGGTAGCCATTTTTTCTTATGAACACATGCGATGGCTTTAATGTTTTCTATGGTATTTAATAGAATATAATGATTTTCTAATATTTCATCTTGTACGTATATAATATCTCTACCGCCAGATTTGTCCCGACACTCTCTGTTGTCCATGACTGACATACTCGGAGACACATTAAATGTATTATATGTGTCGTGTTTTTTGAGAGTATATCGACAGCATGTTGATTCTTTTAATCTTCTATTTTTAAGATCAAAATATCTTTTTTGGTTCTTCTTTAATTTGTCGATTATTTTTTTGTTTTTCATTATTAGCAATCCGGTGTGCCTTGTGTACATGGAATATTAGCGTCATCGCATGATTT